AAACACCGTTATCTTTTAAAGCTTGATATGTTGGATATAATGTAGTTAAATTACTGTATACACCAGCTTCGCCAGAACGAACTTCATCCAATAAGAAAAATGCAACTGGGTTATCTTTTAAGACAGTATATTTATATGACATGTCTTAAATCTCTTCTAGGGCTTTAACTCTCGCTGTAAGCTCTTGTACTGCTTTAATAAGTGGTGCAATGAATTGATCGTATCTTAGGCCTTGCATAGAATCTTCTTGTGATACATCCATCTTAACCCATCCAGCAAAATCTTCTACGCCAGATGCATCTAAAACCTCTTTTACTTCTTGTGCAATAAGTCCGTAATGCGTTCTTGATCCAGGTATAGAAACTAAATCTCCATCAACGACTTCTTTTCCGCCTTCAATAAACTTATAGCTTACTGGATTTAAATTATTTATAAAATCAAGTCCTAGAGCAGAATTAATAACATCTGTTTTTAATCTTTGATCAGATGTATTTATTGTTCCAGTATTAGAATATATTGTTTTCCAAAATCTATTTGAAGTTACTCCTGATGGAGCATCGATTGGTTGTCCAATAGAGTATAAATTATTTGCAAGTGGGTACCAGTTTGAATTTACTCCATACCCTGCCGTAGTTGGGATATTTAAAGATATTGTAGTTGGTACTGGATCTATTGTTGCGCTTGATCCAGGAATTCCTTGCGGGCCTGTTGCTCCAGTTGCTCCAGTTGCGCCTCTTGGAATTGTAAATGCAAATACTGCTGCTGTTGAAGTTCCAGTATTTGTTACTGATGCATTTGTTCCAGGCAAACTAGTGGTGGTAGTTCCTACTGCTAAAGTAGTTGGGCCCTGCGGCCCCTGCGGTCCAGTTGGGCCAGCGGGCCCTTGTGGCAAAACTAAATTTAATGTCTGTGTTGGTGATGTGCCAGTAATTGTTGCTGAGGCAGATCCGCCTTGCTCTACTGTTCCAATGCTTAATACATTAGAAGGGCCTGGACCACCAATAATTCCATCAATACCTCTTGGTAAAGTTAGATTTAATATAGCTGCTGATGCTGTTCCAACATTAACAACAGATGCTGGAGTAGAAGCGCTAACTGTAGTTACAGAGCCTACTGATAGGGTTCCTGAAGGCCCTTGTGGGCCTGGATGAGCATCTAGGTAGGCATCTACGTCAGCAGCAAGGTATCCGAGGTCTCTGGGTACGTCTGGGGTGTCTGTGTATACTGGGTATCTAAAGCCCTTGCCTGTTGTGCTCATTTTTTTATTATACCACCTATCTATTTAATATATACGTGTGCTGGACTCATGTATCTTGTTCCAGAAATAATAGGTTTTACTTCGTGGATATATGGCTCTTGAGATGGAAACATTATTAAGCTTCCAGCTGCTGGCTTTAACGTAACATTTTGATTTGGAAAATGAATTTCTCCACCTTCGTAGTCGTCATTTATATAAGTTACAAGAGAGAAGGCTAAGTCTTTATTTCCATCTTGACCATCAAAGTGTGGGCCCATTGATTGTCCTTGATTCCATTTTTTAATTGGAATTTGATTTATTTCTAAATTGTAATTATTTTTATCTAATCCGTGACTCGCAAAATACCTATCTGAGCACATTTCAGCTGCCATGATAAAGCTGTTTGCAATGTACAATGTTTTTTTATCAACTGCGTCAGAGCCAGTAGTTTCTTTTAGCTTAGATCTAAATATATTTTTTGTTGCGCCATAAATTAAAGACTCATCATTACTTGCAGACCAGTTTTCCCATTTTGAAATTCTTGAATATGATTCTGGAATAGAATCTATTTCTTCTATAAAGCTATTTAATTCTTTTGGATAGCTAAGAACATTTTCCCAATACCAAATATTTGGGTCTAGTGCGTGTACGTTAAACATTGTAAATTGTTTAAAATCAACATCGTTTTGCATATTAGCCTTCCACTTCAGAAGCTGGGTATTGTTCTCCTCGTGGAGTTATTCTTACTCCTCTTTTTCTATAATCTTCCCATTCTGCTGCCTCATCTTTTTGAATTGCTCTGACTTTTGCAAGCTCTTCCGCCCAAGCATCTCTTACTTCTTGCGGATAATCGCTTTCTTCTCTATCGTCCCAAAATGAACCAAGGGTATATCGAATAGACTTTTTGACAGTTGTAACCTCATGCATGTTATCAAATCCTCCAGCAAAAGTTACAAGGGTTCCCGTCTTAGGAACAATTGTAAGCCCATGTTTAAAGTTTAAAACACCATCTTCAAAGTCGTCATTTAAATAAAGGAATGTTGCATATCTGCTTCTAGTAAATGCACCAGATACACCATCATTAGATGTGTTATCAGAATGCATATTTGCAAATGCTCCTGGTGCCCATCTTTGAGAGTGCCAGCTTATTTGAGACATTTGTTCTGGAGATTTACCAGCCATATCTGCAGTTGCGTTTATAACTCTCTGTCTTAAGTCTTGAAAAAAATCTCCTGGAAGACCAGAAGCAATTGTATCTGGATCATTTAGCTCTGGGGTTCCAGATGAATATGATTCATAAAATGAAATTGGCATCCATCTAAGTTGATCCTTTTCCATTTTGATGGCCAAAACATCTATGATAGATTTACACTCATCTGGAGTTAAAAAATTATCATACTGTACGATATCTGGCTTGTGTCTAGTTATAATCATATTTCTTTCCATGTTATTTACCTTTGCCCTTGTTTGTGCTCATATAGTCTTCGTATGATATAGGCTTGCCGTCTGCAAAATAAACCATATTTCTTTTATCGTCGTGGTCTATTCTTTCTTGTTCCATTTTTGCCCATCTGTAAGCACCAAATTTTCTTTGATTCGCAAGCCATTCTTCTGTGCCATTGTGTGGAGTCATAATAAAGTTTCTGACAAAGAATTTTTCATTAGTGTTAATTGTTTTTACTCCATGAAAATATGGCTCTGTAGATGGAAAAACCAAAATGTCTCCTGCTTGAGGCTTGTGATTAATAAGATTTCCATCAACATAAAACTCAATGTCTCCGCCTTCATAATCATCATTAATGTACATGGTACATGTTATAGAAAACTTATCTCCAGGCATATCTTTTTGAGAGGTTATATGGTCTGTATGATATTGCATTGTCATGCTATTATTTAGCGTATCAATGTTTGCGTGATATTTTGAATAGGAGCAACCACTAAAATGCCATCCGTCTGGCAAATCAATGCCGTGTCTTTCTACATAATCTAATACAACCTTGTTGTAAGCTTCTTCAACTTCTTCAACAAATTGTTTTTCTTTAATAAACATCTCTTCTTTTTGAATTTCAGCAGAAACTTCTCTTGGGTCCTTTTTTTGTGTGTATGTTCCAAAGTGCGCCCACGGATCCCATGTTTTTAAAAAGTACTTTCCTTCTGATGTCTTTTCAGATTCATTCATTACTGCATATAGCTGGTTTGGGTCTTTTAAAACATTTCTATAGATATCTACTTTTGGATAAAGCTCTACATATTCTAATTTACTCATGGCTGTTTTTCTCCTGTATGTTTTTTTATAGTCCAAAAAAATGGTGATGTAAACCTATTCCCAGACTTTACTGGGCGGACTCCATGCGTATAATTCATATCGCCTGGGAAAAAATATGCTGCTCCTGCAACTGGTTTAAACTCAATGCCATGCTGAGGGAAATAAAGTTCTCCTCCTTCATAGTCATCGTTAAAATAAAATAATCCAGCTAAATCATACCATGGGAAATCGTTAGCCCTTCCTTTTTCTGGACCAGCATGAAATTCTTTATCTGCATGGGGTTCTTGTCTTGCGCCAACAGGCCAACGAACAATTGCTGGACCAGTTTCTTTTGCATCTACACTAAAAAATGCATCTACTTCTATTTTTAATCTATCGATCATACTGTAGATAAGCTCAAGTATGCCTGGATCGGATGCCATAAGAGAGTTATAAGTACATACTCTGTCTTCCCAAATTTTATGATCATATAAAACTAGTCCGTCTGCATCACGATGAGTTTCTGTTATATCCCAAATTTTATTGTTTAAAGCAAAGTCCATAAGTCTTTCTCTTTCCGCCAAAGAAAGGAAGTCTTTAATTTCTATAATATTGGAAGAAGAGTTTCCAAAAAAGCCAGAGGGGGTTATAGATATAGGAGCATTATTGCCCCAGTCGTTTGATGGTTTCATTTGCTTCCTCCTTTATTCATTATATCATTATTTGTTTTTAGTCTTATTGCCTTTACTTGGTGAGATCCAATTTTTCTCTTTAAATGATCTACTGCATCTCTATAAAAATTGGACCATGTTGCGGTTCTATTTAAGTCATATATAACATTAGAATATTCTGTAGAGTCAAACAAAGGCTCTGGGAGAGATGATAATTCTTTAAACTGCATCTCTGAGTTATTAATTGAATCTAAATTTATTGGCATTACTGATATTACTGGGGTTCCAGCTTTAATGGTTATAACTTCATTTGCTTTTGTTATCATCCAGGCTGCTGGTAGCTCTCCTCTATAAAAAGATGTACTGATTAATGTAGTAAAAGGGGTTGCGCCATCAATAAAAAGATTGGGTACAGGCATAGACATTAAAGTTGAGTTTTCGTCAGTCTTAAACATTATTCCAGTATTAAAGCTGATTGTTGCATTTGCTCTACCAGCATATGCATATTTTTCTCCAGACAATATTTTTACATGATCTGGACTGCTATCTGTAATTCCATCCCAAATAAATGATATGTCTTCTGGAAAAGATATACCCCAACCCAATTGATTAGTTAGGCTGACTGGGAAACACTTATAGGCATGTGCGTCAAATGTTTGATCCATCCAGTCTCTCTTTACTGATAGAGGGCTAACTTGGCCAAACCCTTCTCTAACAAAGTATGCCTCTATATTATACATTTTAGTTCTTGCCAGCTTGTGCGTCTTGCTCTAACCAGTTAGCTCTCATCTGCATAAACTCTTGTCTATGAGCATGATCATTATAATCTAGCATAGTTACAATTGAAACCTTCATTCCAGAATCAACTGGCATTGCCCTGTGTGAAAATAAATATGTTGATGGGAATATATATAGGTCTCCAGCTTTTGGCTTAATATCTAGATTAAGCTTAGGGAAATATAAGTTTCCGCCTTCATAGTCGTCGTTTACGTATGCAACTAATGAAACTGTAGCGCTATAAGAGAACCCATGGTCTGCATGCTCTTGGAAATGTTGTCCCTTTCCATATTTGATGCAGTTCATTACTTCCCAGTAATCCATTTTTACATTATACATTCCGCAATAGTCTTCAACAGCTGGGGACTGTGATTTTTTTAAATCTGTCCACAAACTAGAAACTAATTGCTCTGTTTTAGATCTAGGGTTTTTAATTTCTCCGACTTTAATGTCTTCACAGTCTCTGTATGATGGTCTTTTTTCGCTATACCCAACAAAGCCAAACGTCCATGCGTATCTTGTATCGTTCTCGCTTATGGCAGATTCGCCAATTTCATTGAGCCTATTAATAATATCAAGGTCGTTCTTAATTACATTTCTGTAAACCCATACGCCTGGGAAAAGCTGTTCTTTAGAAGAAAAGCTAAAAGATTCATTTATATTTGTCATATACAAATTGTATCATTTATATTTATATAGCACAATAGCAAGGGTTGCCCCTTGCTATTGTTTTGTATATTATTAATACGATCTGATAAAACGTGAGCCAAATGTTGGTGGCGCAAAGAAGCTTGGTGGCGCAAAGAACACTGGCGGTGCAAAGAACCCTGGTGGGGCAA